GCAGCAGATACATCACCAGAGCAGACTGCGTTGCAAGGCATGATGGCTCAAGACGAGTATAGCATAGATCAGGCTGAAGTTGATGCGTACAACCAAGCTGTAGCACAGGTAGAGAACTACGCACAGCAAGCTGGTGCATTCATGGCTGCTGCAAATAATACTGAACTAACAGCTAGTATTGACAGCTACGCAACAGTTAATAACTTTGCAGTCGGTAACTACACAACTATTACGTACACGCAAGCTATGGACGAGTTTGTAATTAACTGGAACGATGATGGGTTTGGCTCTGGTTGGCAGGGCTACTTAACGTCAGAGTTTAAAGATGCTTCAGATATATATGGGGCAGGTGAGTACGTACTTGAATACGGAACTATGCCTAACTAATGGCAATGGAGTTCAGCATAGGAGGCTTTAATGTTAAAGGCTGGATGGTTGCTGTGGCTTTGCCAGTTCTATCTACAGTTTCAGGTGGTGTATATTTTGGTTATGATACTCTCAACAGGTTCTACGGTGTAGAGGGTGGCGTAGAAGAATCGCTAAGTAAAGCCAGCGCAAACGCAAAGCAAATTGCAGAACTACAAAAAAGCTTGACTAAGTTAAGTAACGACACAGCAAGAGAACGAACAGCTAATAAAACATTTGCGGCAAACCAGTTAAATACAACAAGTCAAGCAATAGAAAAAGAATTACAAGAAGCCGAAGTAAGTCTAAACACTGAAATAATAGAAGTAACAAAAGACCTAGACGAGAAGATAGTTGCACTAAAAGAAGAAGTAACTCAAAGAGTACAGTCTATAGAGCAAGCTGTAATAGATAATGATGTACGTGGACTAAACTCTAAGCTTGCACAACTTACTACAAACATGCAGCAGATACTTGAGCAGCAAAAAGTTTTACTAGATTTAAGATCGCAGGTTGACAAATCAACTACAATAACAGATACTATAGGCAATAAGCTAGATGTAATTCAAACAGAGATTGATGACATTTGGAAAGCTTATGATAGCTTGGTTGAAAATCCTTTATAGAGGTAAGTAATGACAATGACTCAAGCAGCGAAACGTGCAGCAGCAGTAAAACGTGCTGGTGTTTCTGGTATCAACAAACCAAAACGCACACCTAATCATGCTACGAAGTCACACATAGTTGTAACTACAAAGCCAAACGGTGATCCTCTTACTATTAGGTTTGGGCAAAAAGGTGCTAGTACTGCAGGTAAACCTAAAGAAGGTGAATCTGATAGAATGAAAGCAAAGCGTAAATCTTTCAAAGCAAGACACAGAAAGAATATCGCAAAAGGTAAAACAAGCGCAGCGTACTGGGCAGATAAGGTAAAGTGGTAATGGCAACACCAACAAATAAAGCTTTATACGCTAGAGTAAAAAGAGAAGCAAAGAATAAGTTTAAGACATGGCCCAGCGCATACGGTAGTGCTTGGCTAGTAAAAACCTACAAGGCACGTGGAGGTAAGTACAGTGGCTCATCAAAGAACAAGGTCACAACACGTTCTAAAAAGTCCTAGAAGCTTTAGTAAAGGTGGTCTAGGTAAATGGTTTGCTGAAGACTGGCGTGATGTAAAGACTGGCAAGAAGTGTGGACGATCTGGAAAGGACGATAAAGGCAGACCCTATCCTGCTTGTAGACCTGCAAAAGTAGCAGGAAGAATAAGCAAGAAAGAAGCCTCAAAGAAAACTGGACCAAAGACGGTTAAATGGTCTGTAACAGCATCAGGGAGGAAACGCAGTAAAGGATAAAGAATGGCGTTTCTTACAAGTAGTATACCATACTTTAAAGCGTGGGTACGCAGAGAGTACACAAAAAATTTAGAAGAATACCACGGTGAATTTTTACATGCTATGGTTGTTGGCGTTACTACAATGCCAAACAGAACACTAAGCTTTCAAGTAATATTCACAGGATGTGAGTCAGACGAAGATGATTCACCAAACGTACATGGTGGTGCTATGTGGGCTAGATTACCACTAACCGCACTAGTAGCTGATACACCGTTGGATGAATGGCCTAATGAGTTACCACCATATTTAGCACAGCCTTGGGATTGTATGTCTCATACACATTCAGTGTATAAACTAGAGAGGGCAAGCCCAGCGCCTTGGATAGCCAAAGTAGACGGAGAGTTCTACCCAGCTAAGTATTACTTCACTGTAGATTATACAGATAACGAAGTAGCAGATGACCCAGCGCAACACAAACAATCGCATGTGTTGGAACTACTAGATGCTGGTGAATATACTGGTAACATGGTTGCGTTGCCCAATAACAGAGTGAGAGTAACTCACCCAGCTTGGTTTGAAACTGGTGAAGGTGCGCCAGACTTTAAGCCTAATCAACATATGTTCAACTCAAAAGAAAACGTAGACTATGTATGGGATACGCAACGAGTTTTCAACAATCTTTATAGCGAGGATAAAGAGTACCAATGATGAAGAAAAAAGGATATGCCAAAGGTGGTATGAAGAAAAAAGGCTACGCAATGGGTGGATTAAAGACACCTAGCGCTGGTCAAAAAGGTTTAAAGAAATTACCTAAACAAGTCAGAAACAAAATGGGTTACATGGCTAGAGGTGGTATGAAGAAAAAAGGCTACGCAATGGGTGGCATGAAGAAGAAAGCCTACGCAAGAGGCGGTCACGTAGCTGCTCCTATGAAACCTATGAAGGGTATGTAGTAAATGAAACTTGACGATATAGTACCAGCAGCACTCTTATTAATGTTTGCAGCACAGATAGTAGTTCTGATAACTTTAATAGGGTCATAAAGTAAATGGCATCTAAGTACTTCACGAAAGCTAAGACTTTAACAGCTACTGCAGGTGGTGCTAGTGGAGATGTAGTATATACATGTCCTAACTTTCATACATCACTTATAACGTTTCTAAACGTTTCTAATGGAGCTACTAGCGCTAAGAAGTACAGCATTCAGTGGTATGAATCTACCACTACTACTTATCACACTATTGTTGATGCAGTCAGTTTAATTGCTAGTGCTAACGAAGATGTTTTAAGTAGTGGGTTTATAGCTCTTAGTCCGGGTGACAAGATTATAGGCTTTCAAGAAAGTAGTTCAGACTTTCATATAACTATATCAGGCGAAGAGGAATACAAACCGACATAACGGATATGCAATAATAGGTACTACTACCTGACCTACTTTTGTGTATAACTATCTCCAACACAACAAAGGAGATAGTGTTATGAAAAACTTAATAAAAAGAATGTGGGATGCCCACGTAATCCGACAACAAAAACGTGCAGACTTTAGAATGTTACATATGTTGGATGATAAACAACTAAATGATCTAGGAATAGGTAGATCACAAATAAGGAACGCAATCTATGGCAAGGACATTAACTGAGAGACAACAAAGGTTCTTGGAAGTATTGTTTGACGATGCTGGAGGTGACGTTGTACAGGCTAAGAAGTTAGCTGGGTATGGCGACAACTCCAGTACAACTGCAATAGTGGAGGCACTAAAAGATGAAATCGCTGAAAAAACTCGTACTTACTTTGCTAGGACTGCCCCTAAAGCTGCTTTTGCGCTTATGGGCGCTTTGCAAGATCCCACTGAGTTGGGTATCAAAGAAAAAATGATAGCTGCCAAGGACGTGCTTGACAGAGCAGGTCTTGGTAAAGTAGACAAAGTAGATGTCACCAGTGGTGGTGGCATTTTCTATTTACCACCTAAAGAAGGTGCAAACGAATAATACCTCAAAGAGAATTGGGATTCTGGCAATTACCTCTGCCACCCAAAGGACACAACAAAGAATGGCATATCATAGCAAGGACAACTGTTAAAGTTCCCTTTGGTTATGATGTACACCCAGAGAATGAAAAGCTACTTGTGCCAGTTGAGCATGAGCTAGAAGCGTTAGAGCTTGCAAAACAACACCTCAAGCAGTATAGTTACAGAGCAGTAGCGCAGTGGTTGAGTAAAGAAGCAGACCGATACATCTCGCATATGGGTCTAAAGAAACGGATAGAAGTTGAGCAAAAACGTAGAAAAGCATCTGCAATTAAGCGTAAGCTTGCCAAGTGGCTCGAAGAAACGCTCTCGGAAATCGAGAAGCTCGAAAAACAAGGAGTCGGTGCATACTCAGAAGCCAGCGGAGATAGAAGCTCCCCCAGTTGAAACTATCCCAGCGCAGGTAGTAGCCCCTGAGTTTGACGTTGAAGAAGCGCAAGAAGTCGTATTCAAACCGAATGAAGGTCCACAGACCTCCTTCTTGAGTTCTTCAGAGAGAGAAGTGTTGTACGGTGGAGCAGCAGGTGGTGGTAAGTCTTATGCTATGTTGGCAGACCCACTACACGGCTTAAATAACCCACACTTCTCAGGACTCCTTGTACGACATACAACAGAAGAACTAAGGGAACTTATACAGAAATCACAGGAGTTGTATCCACGTGCAGTTCCGGGCATCAAATGGTCAGAGAGAAAGTCTCAGTGGATTTCCCCTAAAGGTGGAAGATTATGGATGTCGTATCTGGATAAAGATACCGATGTCACACGTTACCAAGGACAGGCTTTTAACTGGATTGGATTTGACGAACTTACTCAATGGCCTACACCTTACGCTTGGGATTATATGAGGTCACGTCTTCGTAGCGCTTACGGTAAAGAACTAGGGCTTTACATGAGAGCTACAACAAACCCAGGCGGTGCTGGACATGCTTGGGTAAAGAAAATGTTTATAGACCCTGCACCTGCAGGTAAATCTTTTTGGGCTACAGACATTGAATCAAATAAAACAATTACCTTTCCTAAAGGACACAGCAAGGAAGGCCAGCCTTTATTTAAGCGTAGGTTTATTCCTGCATCTCTCTTCGATAACCCATACCTTGCCGAAGAGGGCGACTATGAGGCCATGCTCCTATCATTACCAGAGCATCAGAGGAAACAACTCCTCGAAGGAAACTGGGATATTAGCGAAGGAGCAGCCTTTCCCGAATTTGACAGAACTACCCACGTTATCGAACACTTTGAGATTCCTAACTCGTGGGTACGTTTTCGTGCGTGTGATTACGGTTACGGCAGTTACACTGGGGTTCTTTGGTTTACTGTTGCTCCTGATGAGCAGCTTATAG